ATGAGAGAACACAAATTTATTAGTGAGCTTTTTTTAGAAAATAGTCAATTTATTCTTATTGGTTTAACTGGGAGAACTGGCTCAGGATGTACTACTGCAGCAAATATTTTAGAACAAAAAAAAATATCTTTTCCAGATAGTAACGTCTTGGCTGAGTATTATAAAGGATTGGATTTGCGGCGTTATGAAATAGTAAAAAATTTTGCAGAGACTCATTGGAAGAACTTCTATTCGATAAAGGTCAGTGATCTCATTTCAATATATTTGCTCCTTTTATCTCCATCGGCCTTAGCTAAATTCATTCAGTTTTCTGCAAGTAAAATCCCCGATAAAAAAGAAAATTCGATTTCCTTTAAGGCAGCCAAGAAACTGGTTGTTAATGGTGTGTTCGCTAAAAGTTTGTTGAAGATAAAATATCTTAAGGTGATAAAAAATCTTCTTAATCATGATGATGAGATTGACTTTAAAGGCAGGGGGAAAGATACCTTTATTAGGATATTAACTCTTACTCGAAAATTTACACGGGATTTTAAAAGGGAATTAAATGAACTAGAGCCAGGTTTATATATTGAGCTATATCAGTCAGCAGGAAAGTCAATTAGAAGAATAGGGAAGGTTGATGTAGATTATGAAAATCAAGACTTTATTCCAAAGGCTGTTTTTCATTTACCTGAAACAATTAATCGTGTTATTAAAATAATTAGAAAAGTAAAGAATAATAAAGCGTATATAGTCATTGATGCGATACGTAACCCGTATGAAGCTAAATTCTTCAAAGATAGATATGCTGCATTCCATCTGGTTTCTATAAATGCACCAGATGAACATCGAACCAGATATTTAAAGAAATTACATAAGTTCTCAGAGGAACAGATAAAAAAAATTAATGATGAAGAATCTGGTAAAGGAGATGGCGAGTATAATCATCTTACTAATCCTAATGTAAAAAAATGCATTGAAATTTCAGATATACATTTTTTTAACCCTAAAAAAGAATTTGATAATAATAATTTTCTCAAAGCACAAATTGCGTGGTATGTATCATTAATGCAACACCCTGGATTAATATCTCCTACCGCCATGGAAAGGGTTATGCAAGTTGCATATACTGTAAAACTAAATTCTGGATGTATATCTAGGCAAGTAGGGGCGGTTGTGACAGATAATGATAACTCTATCAAGTCAGTTGGTTGGAACGATGTAGCAAAAGGTCAAGTTCCTTGTTCTATGAGGTCATTTGATGGGTTATTGCATGATTTTGATGAGGGAACATATAGCCTGTACGAACGAAGTAATACAAAATTTAGGAGTAAAGTTAAAGAAAATTTAATAAAAATAAGGGCGAGTGATTCAAGTTCTACTGTTTTTAAAGGACTTAATTTGCCATATTGTTTTAAAGATATTCACAACAGCCTTGATGATGAAAAGAAAGGGAATCAAGTGCATACCCGTGCATTGCACGCAGAGGAGAATGCTTTTTTGCAATTGGCCAAATATGGTGGGGTCGGTATTAATGGAGGGAAACTATATACTACAGCTAGCCCTTGTGAACTTTGTGCTAAAAAAGCTTATCAGTTAGGTATGACAGAGATTATTTTTATCGATCCATATCCTGGTATAGCGCAAGAACATATTATTAATATCGGTAGCTTTTCCCCTAAACTTATTCAATTTAGGGGTGCAATTGGAAAATCCTACCATAGACTTTATGAGCAAGTTATACCTATGAAGGATGAATTGGATTACTTGATGAAATAGAATTTTGGCTGTTTTATATCAAGTTTAATGGGTTCTTAGTAACGGCATCTTCAAGATGATCTGGTGAGAAATGTGAGTAAACCATGGTCATCTTGATATCCGAATGTCCCAAAATATCCCTTAGCACAAGTATGTTCCCGCCATTCATCATAAAGTGGCTAGCAAACGTATGTCGCAGCACGTGGGTGCATTGGCCATCCGGTAGATCTATACCTGCCCGTTTTACTGCTCGTTCAAAGGCTTTTCTACATGGTGAGAATAACTTCCCTCTGTTCTTTGGGAGTTCGTCATACAGCTCCTGTGATATGGGTACTGTTCTGTTTTTCTTGCCTTTTGTTTTTGTATAAGTAATTCGGTATTTCGATATTTGGTGGCCCTGCAGATTTTCGGCTTCACTCCACCGTGCGCCAGTAGCTAGGCATATTTTTGCAATCATTAGTAAGCTAGGGTTTTGAGATTCAGCACATGCCGCCAACAGGCGCTTGATTTCGTCCGTGGAAAGAAAAGCCAGCTCACCTTCGGCAATTTTGAAGGTCGGAAGTCCTGCCAGCGGGTTTGGTGCTGACCAGTGTCCTAGTTTTTTTAATGTACCGAACACAGATGATAGATTGCGCTGTTCAAGGTTTACCGTACGGGGCTTTACGGGCGACATAAGTGTGCCATCTTCATTTCGTATTTCACCTTTTAACCGTGCTTCGCGGTATTTTGTAAAGTCACCAGCTGTCAGTTCTGAGGCGATGGGATCGCCTAGACCATTACAGATAATTCTAAGTTTCGCCATGAGGCGCTTGGGGTCTGCGAGTGTTTGACCATACAGGGAATACCAAAGCTCAATTAATTCTGATAGGCGTCGCCGATCATCCTTTTCACCCAACCACGGTTTTTTATTCACTTCTTCCATTGTGAAGCTTTCAAACGCAATGGCTTCGCCTTTCGTAGCAAATTGCTTACGCACGCGCTTGCCATTGCGTCCATTGGGATAGCACTCACACAACCATTTTCCGTTCGGCTGTTTTCTGATGGTCATATCAAAGGCTCTTAATGATTTTCAGTGCGCGGCCTACTACCTCAATGTCATCCAGACCGCACTCAAACGATGAATCATCCTGATGCACTACTAATTTGTTTCCCGGGAGCCGAGTCAATTTAACAATGCTTTTTATCCCGTCGATATCGACTAACCACATACCATTTACTGGTGGTGTTTGGTTGCGATCTATTAAATAAGAATCACCAGAAGTAGTCACCAGCAGTAGGTTGCTTGAGTCTGAGGGGAGTATGCTGCTATCAATGATTGCTTTTCCAGCATCGACCAATAAACCACCGTTGAGAGTCGCCTTGTCAATTTCAGGAGATACTAGTTCAGAAAGAGGTACAACCTTGCTGGAGTTCACGGAATTGATATTTTTTTTAGGTTTAATGTTTGGACCTGGCTCTCCCTGTCCGGTGGTTAGCCACAGTAAAGAAACTCCTGTTTCCAAGGCGCACTGAATCACCCACTCTGCAGGAAAACTATCTCTTAAGTATCTGTTTGCCATGGTGCTTTTTGATGCGCCTAAGTGATCGCAAAGTTGCTGTCTGGACTTGAAATCATAGGCTGCCATTAGTCTATGGATAGCCTCTCTTCCCCCTGTATTCTCTCCAGCCTTTACCTGTATCATTTTTTAATCCTGTTGACGTATCAAATATTGGATCGTAGTATCTCTATGTATCAAATATTGAATCAAGTAAAACGAGATAAAACGACGTAAACCAAACCTTAATCGGGAGATACTGCACTATGAGCACTGATATTTCAATTCGTGTACCAAAAGAGATGGCTACGCCTGCAGAGTTCGCGGAATGGGAAGGTATCTCCCGCGGCTCCGTGTATCAAAAAATTCACCATGGTCAGCTTGCTAAATACATGGTCAAGAAAGAAAAAAACAAAGGCCGCGTAAGTCTGCGTTATTTAATGTACAAAACCGATCAGGTCCGTGAATCCCTCGGTCATTCCAACTTCCGCGTCATTGTTGGTAAGTGAGTTCAATTATGAGAACTTTCTAAGGGGGTAGCATGTTTGATTATAAGATTTCCAAACACCCGCATTTTGATGAAGCCTGTAGAGCTTTTGCACTTCGTCACAATATGGCGAAGCTGGCAGAACGTGCAGGAATGAATGTCCAGACTCTGCGAAACAAACTCAACCCAGATCAACCGCATCAGCTCAATGCGCCAGAAATCTGGCTGCTTACCGATCTGACTGAAGATTCAACGCTGATAGATGGTTTTCTGGCACAGATTCACTGCCTGCCATGTGTACCGATTAATGAGGTAGCAAAAGAGAAACTGCCGCATTACGTCATGAGTGCAACCGCAGAGATCGGGCGTGTTGCTGCAGGTGCGGTATCTGGCGATGTAAAAACCAGTGCAGGTCGTCGTGATGCTATCAGCAGCATTAACTCTGTAACACGACTGATGGCGCTGGCTGCTGTTTCACTGCAGGCCCGTTTACAGGCTAACCCTGCGATGGCGAGTGCAGTTGATACCGTGACTGGCCTCGGTGCTTCATTCGGTTTGCTGTGAGGTGCTTATGCTTACGAAAGAACCATCATTTGCATCGCTGCTGGTTAAACAAAGCCCGGCAATGCACTACGGTCACGGCTGGATCATGGGTGAGGATGGTAAACGCTGGCATCCGTGCCGTTCACAAGATGAATTGCTGGCAGAACTATCTACGAAAAAACGGGGGAACAAATGGCTATTGAAGGCGCTGCGGCGACTGTTCCATTAAGCCCCGGTGAACGCCTGAATGGACTTAATCATATTGCGGAGTTAAGGGCGAAAGTTTTTGGTCTTAATATTGAGTCAGAGCTTGAACGGTTTATTAAAGATATGCGTGATCCACGGGATATTAATAGCGAACAAAATAAACGGGCACTGGCTGCCATATTCTTTATGGCAAAAATTCCAGCTGAACGTCATAGCATCAGCATTAATGAGCTGACCACTGACGAAAAGCGGGAGTTGATTAAAGCAATGAATCATTTTCGTGCAGTGGTGAGCTTATTTCCCAGACGGCTAACCATGCCGAATTAACCAGCTAATGAAATTAATGGCGTAAACCCGCCGGGCATCCCTTTATCTAAATTCAGGAGAATTGATTATGCGTAATATTGAAACCCTCACGACTAAAACCGGACCGGATGACGTAGGGCTAAATATTTTACTGACAGAGGCTCGTCTGGAAGAACGCCGGGCAAGGGCTGAAGCAATGGCTGCCCGCCTTGATAGTCTTGCGTGTCATATCACATCCCGCCAGCTAAACCACGTCGAAGCGGCAGAACTGCTGCGTGTGACCGCTGAAGCAATCCAGAACGAAGCGCAGGAGATCCACTAATGGCTGATGCAATGGATCTCGTACAGCAGCGCGTTGAAGAAGAACGCCAGCGCCATATTCGTGCTGCCCGTGCCAAAACACCGGGCGTGTCTCGCGTGCTTTGCATTGAATGTGAAGTGCCAATTCCGCCAGCACGCCGCCGCGCCATTCCTGGAGTGCAGCTTTGCATTACCTGTCAGGAAATCGCAGAGCTGAAAGGCAAACATTACAACGGAGGTGCTGTATGAGCACCATCCTGAAATGGGCGGGAAATAAAACCGCAATTATGTCCGAACTGAAAAAACACCTTCCTGCTGGCCCGCGACTGGTTGAACCTTTCGCGGGTTCCTGTGCAGTGATGATGGAGACGGAGTACCCCAGCTATCTTGTTGCGGATATTAATCCTGATTTAATCAACCTCTATAAAAAGGTTGCTGCTGATTGTGAATCATTTATATCTCGCGCCAGAGTTTTATTTGAGATCGCAAACAGGGAGGTGGCTTATTACAACATAAGGCAGGAGTTTAATTACTCAACTGAAATTACTGATTTCATGAAAGCGGTATATTTCCTGTATCTCAATCGTCACGGTTACCGTGGTTTATGTCGCTATAACAAGAGCGGGCATTTCAACATTCCCTACGGTAATTATAAAAATCCGTATTTCCCTGAAAAAGAAATTCGCGCATTTGCAGAAAAAGCCCAGCGGGCAACGTTTATCTGCGCCAGCTTTGATGAAACGCTGGCGATGTTGAAGGCGGGGGATGTGGTGTATTGCGATCCGCCGTATGACGGTACGTTTTCCGGTTATCACACTGACGGTTTCACTGAAGATGACCAGTATCACCTTGCATCCGTTCTTGAACATCGGTCATCAGAAGGACATCCGGTCATTGTTTCTAACAGTGACACATCCCTGATCCGTTCGCTGTATCGCAATTTTACTCACCACTATATCAAGGTAAAACGCAGCATCGGTGTGGCAGCTGGCGAGGGTAAATCAGCAACAGAAATCATTGCTGTTTCCGGGCCGCGCTGCTGGGTGGGATTTGATTATTCGCGTGGCGTGGATAGTTCTGCCGTGTACGGAGTACGTGCATGAGTCATGCCGATATGAACAACTGCAGCGGCGTTAACGAGGTCGCCGCAGCATTCTCATGGAACAGCCCGAAAAAGGCTATTAACCCTTATCTGGACCCGGCGGAAGTTGCGCCGGTTTCTGCGCTTTCAAACCTGATCACTCTGTACGCTACCGATAACGAGCAGGAACAGCTGCGCCGCGAGGCACTGAGTGATCAGGTCTGGGAGCGTTATTTCTTTAATGAATCCCGTGATCCTGTCCAACGCGAAATGGAGCAGGATAAGCTTATTAGCCGGGCAAAGCTGGCGCATGAGCAGCAGCGTTTTAATCCAGACATGGTCATTCTGGCGGACGTTAACGCCCAGCCTTCCCATATCAGCAAGCCGCTGATGCAACGTATTGAATACTTCAGCAGACTGGGCAGGCCAAAGGCTTATTCCCGCTATTTGCGTAAGACGATTAAGCCATGTCTGGAACGGCTGGAGCATGTACGCGACAGTCAGCTATCCACTTCTTTTCGCTTTATGGCAAGCCATGAAGGGCTGGACGGCCTGCTGATTCTGCCTGAAATGAGTCAGGATCAGGTAAAACGCCTGTCCACCCTGGTAGCTGCGCATATGAGCATGTGCCTTGATGCCGCTTGTGGCGATTTGTATGCCACCGATGATGTTAAGCCAGAAGAAATCCGCAAGACATGGGAAAAGGTAGCAGCGGAAACCCTGCGACTGGATGTCATACCGCCTGCGTTTGAGCAACTTCGTCGGAAAAGAAACCGCCGCAAACCCGTGCCCTATGAACTCATTCCGGGTTCGCTGGCGCGTATGTTGTGCGCCGACTGGTGGTATCGGAAATTATGGAAGATGCGTTGCGAATGGCGGGAAGAGCAGTTGCGTGCTGTCTGCCTGGTCAGCAAAAAAGCATCTCCCTATGTTAGCTATGAAGCCGTGATGCATAAACGTGAGCAGCGCCGCAAGTCACTGGAGTTTTTCCGTTCTCATGAACTGGTGAACGAAGACGGCGACACACTGGACATGGAGGATGTGGTAAACGCCAGCAGCAGCAACCCTGCGCATCGCCGCAATGAGATGATGGCCTGTGTTAAAGGTCTGGAGCTTATCGCGGAAATGCGCGGTGACTGCGCCGTTTTCTACACCATCACCTGTCCGTCACGTTTCCATTCCACGCTAAATAACGGCAGGCCCAACCCGACCTGGACAAATGCGACGGTAAGACAAAGCAGCGATTATCTGGTCGGCATGTTTGCTGCATTTCGTAAGGCTATGCATAAAGCCGGGTTGCGCTGGTATGGCGTGCGGGTGGCTGAGCCTCATCATGACGGCACCGTTCACTGGCACCTATTGTGTTTCATGCGCAAAAAAGACCGCCGCGCCATCACTGCATTACTGCGTAAGTTTGCCATCCGTGAAGACCGCGAGGAGCTGGGCAATAACACGGAGCCACGCTTTAAGTCTGAGCTGATAAACCCGCGCAAAGGAACGCCGACAAGCTACATCGCGAAATACATCAGTAAGAACATTGACGGGCGTGGTCTGGCTGGCGAGATCAGTAAGGAAACGGGTAAATCCTTGCGTGATAACGCTGAATACGTTAATGCCTGGGCGTCTCTGCATCGTGTACAGCAATTCCGCTTCTTTGGTATTCCGGGACGTCAGGCTTACCGTGAACTTCGCTTGCTGGCTGGTCAGGTGGCAAGGCAACAGGGTGACAAAAAAGCAGGTGCGCCGGTACTGGATAACCCGCGTCTTGATGCCATTCTGGCTGCTGCTGATGCTGGTTGTTTTGCTACCTACATCATGAAGCAGGGCGGCGTACTGGTTCCCCGTAAATATCACCTCATCAGAACCGCTTATGAAATCAACGAAGAGCCGACCGCCTATGGCGATCACGGTATTCGTATTTATGGCATCTGGTCACCCATTGCAGAGGGCAAGATCTGCACTCATGCAGTGAAGTGGAAAATGGTTCGTAAAGCCGTTGACGTTCAGGAGGCGGCAGCCGACCAGGGCGCTTGCGCCCCTTGGACTCGTGGCAATAACTGTCCCCTTGCTGAAAATTTGAACCAACAAGGGAAAGACAAATCAGCTGATGGGGATACCAGGACGGACATTACCCGCATGGATGACAAGGAGTTGCACGATTACCTGCACAGTATGAGCAAAAAAGAGCGCCGGGAACTGGCTGCAAGGTTACGCCTGGTGAAACCGAAACGGCGTAAAGACTACAAACAGCGAATTACAGACCATCAGCGACAGCAGCTAGTCTATGAACTGAAGTCCAGAGGATTTAATGGCAGCGAGAAAGAGGTCGATTTACTCCTTCGCGGCGGCAGTATTCCGTCAGGAGCAGGCCTGCGTATCTTCTATCGGAACCAGCGTTTGCAGGAAGATGATAAGTGGCGAAACCTGTATTAATTACGCGGGTTAACAATTCGTGCTCTTAATAATACCAGGCATATCAGGCTAATGAACGTAAAAAAACGTTTTACATCAGTAAGATTATTATATACTGTAAATATAAACAGTGGTTATGTATACAGTATTGCTTGTGGTGTCATAGGAGGAAAGATGCAGGACTATTTTTTGGAGTCTTTGAAGCTCCAGCGCATTGATTTTTTTCTTAAGCTTGTAGCGGCTAGTGAGTGTAGTGATGAAGAGAAGGGGCTGGCTTTGCAGTGGGTTTCTGAACTGACAGATGAACTCATGGCAAAAATCAGAACCCACGAATACAACCGCTCAATGGATGTCATCAGCTGAGGGGACCTTTATGCGCATTGAAATAATGATCGATAAAGAGCAGAAGATTAGCCAGTCTCCCCTGGACGCCCTTGAATCCGAGCTTTACCGCAATCTGCGCCCCCTGTATCCCAAAACGGTAATTCGCATCCGCAAAGGTAGCTCTAACGGTGTGGAACTGACCGGACTGCAACTGGACGAAGAAAGAAAACAAGTGATGAAGATTATGCAGAAGGTGTGGGAAGACGACAGCTGGCTGCATTAAGAAAAGTTGCTGGCGTCTGAACTTGGTTCTGGCGTCAGCAAGGTTGAACAACGAGTACAGTGAGGCGTTAGGTGTGGCGTTTATTTGATGAGTGAACGCCCGTTCTGCGACAGGTTCGGAGATTAAGGTTGAAACTACGGGCAAAATACCATCTTTTTCCTACTTAATTGAGTCCAGTAACAAGTTACAGTTACTCTCATTGTAGAGAGAACGAGCAATTAGTGTTACCTGCTTTCCATTCATTCCCGGCTTATCCCATAACACAGCTTCTTGCGACGCCACAAATTCAGCATAATCAATTATGCGTTGTTCGTGATCTGGTTCCTCATAGCCAAAGTATGAGAGCGCATCGTTGTAAGCGTGGTAAGCTGCTTTCTGTAATATCTTGATATCGGCTGTAGGTACTTGCTCCGTGTAGCTAGGATCTAATTGTGTGCTACTGCCATAGAATGCACATGAAAGGTAAGATATTGATTTCTGTTGAGCTTTAGTTCCTTTCTCATAGTTTTTAGCTGTTACCGCCTGAACTGGGACGCTAACAAAGCTTGCAACCAGAATTAAAATTAATACGTAAAAGCTTTTCATTTTGACCTCAGCCGAAACGTTAGAGAGACTATCGAAATTTGTAAAACCCGTGGCGATTCAGTTTGAGATCCTCCCCCTTACATGATTTTTAATCAAATATATGCTTTTGTAAGCATACCTGTTAACCGAATTATTTATTTTTAGAGATCTTCCGACATACTGATTATGCCCGCTGAGGAGTTCACCTTGCGTAAAGTCCGATTCGCTTTACTCGTCTGTGCATGTCTATGCTGCATGAGATTGCATGATCGTTTGAGGATCGTTTTTGCTAAGGCCCGCCAGAACTGGCGGGCTTTTGCGTAGATCATGCTCCTGCATGAAAACCACTACATAAAGCGGGCAGGCGTGGCGGGGATACGAGCGCGCGCAAACATGTTTACTTGCAATTAATGTAGATATATTCTGAAATTGATAACTTACACATGAAAGGAGACGTGAGAGTGGCAAAATATACACCGGGCCAGAAAGTAAAACATGCAACAGGACATGGTCCAATCATGGTAATTGATCACTACCAATCGGCTACAATGGCAGTTTGTACGTGGTTTATTGGTGCTAAGAACCAGCGCGGAGTTTTTCATGAAGATACTCTAGTTTTATTTGTTCCAAAAGCTGAGAGTGATGATGAATGATTCTCTGATAAAAATAGTTGACTGGATGGTTAATACCACTCGTTCTAATGGTGTGTTGTATCAGTCCGAGGTTGTTGAATTTCTAATCAATGACTTTGGGGACGAGTTCATCAAAACTAATGAGAATGGTAATTACGCTATAAGCAGTACTGTGCTAGCAAATTTTAGAAAGGCTAGCAAAGACGATATAGTTTGGGATCGTGAACAGTTAGCTTGGCGTTTACGCAATGAAAGCGATTTACCCGGACGGATGCAGTAGAGATAATACAGATAATAGTGAACAAGCTGATAATTTCAACTTGTTCACTTCTTTTTTATGACTGATTATTTTCTAAGCCATAATATTCAAATTTGACTACCTCTTCATCTAACCATTCATTAATTTCGGCAATGCGTTTTTGTAAAGGCATCAGTTCATTCCGAACAAATACCCGGCTGGCTTTCTCCACATCCCCAAACCCCCCTACATTATTAGGCATAATCCCCATCATCTGCGGCGGCACTCGGTGTGCTGCCATCATGTCGTCCCGGCTCACGTTCTTGATATTCAGAAACTCATCCTTCGCCGCGACTTCTGACAACGGGATGATCTGAAGCCCGTCCTTTTTGCCGTTAGGCGAGTACATAAACAGATTGCGGAAGTTACCTGGTCCTTTGGCGCTTTTCATCGCATTGCGGAGGTTGTTCACATCCTCCTGGTTTTGCGCGGCATCGGTCATGTACATGATGAAGCCTGCATGACTGCCGTTAATGTAATACTTTCGACGGAACAGCGTGGCGGACTCGTTGAGCAGGGCAGACGGAATTGCAGAAAGATAACCGGGCAGGCCGTAGATCTCCTGATTAATATCCGGTTCCATTAGATGAAAAATGCTGCCTTTCGTGAACTGATACGGCTGGGTTGTCATACCGTATTGCACAAACCAGTAGGTATCCAGGTCTAACCCGCGTCGGGTGTATTTTGCCAGCGCAGGCTCAAGGGCGATAACTTCACCGAATCGGTTCGTGCGTTTCTCCAGGTAGGCGTTACCAAATACCAGATAGTCCTGCACAAAACGCGAAAAAGCCTGCTGGCTGAGCAGCGGATGAGGGATATAGGTACTGGTCAGAATGTTGCACTTTACTGCAATCGGGGAACTGTGATGCACGGCGGCGCGGAAGGTGCGCGCCAGTCCGTCAAAGCTGACGGGCGGCTCATACCAACGGTCCATCTGTACGCATTCCACATAGTCCAGCAGTTCACGGCGGTCCAGAACAGGAACGGGATCGCCGAAGCTGAATGCTTCGGCTGTAGTTTGACTTTTAAGCTGGATCTGTTTCGTCGCCGCAGCTCGGTTCTTCTTACTCTTTCCCATCAAAAAATCTCCACAATATTGCTGGTATTGGCGGATTCGCCCTGCAGCGGTTCGTTAAACAGTGCGTGCATTGTTGCCCATGCCAGATCGGCGTGGCTGGCTTCTTCGCTGCGGCTGGCTTCATAGGTCGGGCGGTTGCCACTGGCGGTGGTGGCGCGACGGATTGCCATAAATGACTGCGCAATGTCGGTATGTCCGGCGTCAAACTCCAGACGGCGGTGGCTGATAATGTCGTAGGCCTTGAGTACCAGGGCGTTTTTAACGTTGGGGTTGTAGACAAACTCCCGGACGGCAGGAAAGAACGCTTTCACGTTCTCGTAAACCCCGTGACCAACGCCGGTTGAGTCGATGCCGATGTAGGTCACGTTGTACTGCTCGGTCAGTTTTTTGATTGCGTCAGCCTGGGCGCGGAAGTCCATCCCGCGCCACTGGTGACGCTCAAGAATGCGAAACTTACCGCCCGGCACGGCTGGCGGTGCCACCACCACGCATCCGGCGCTGTCGCCGTTCTGCGTACCTTTTGCCGGGTCATAACCGATCCACACTTCGCGCCAGCCAAACGGGCGCAGGGCCAGAGCATGAAAGTCGGTCCAGACTTCCCAACTGTCCACCATGCACGCCTGCAGCTCGCTGAGCGGAAACACGGACGCGAGATCGTCCACAAACTCGCACATCAGCAGGTTCTGGTATTCGTCCGGGCTGTACTCCATGCGCAACTGGTCGAGGTCGAACAGGTTACAGCCGCCGCGCACCGCATCTTCCACAGTGACTATCTGGCGGTACTGCCCGTCTGCGCACAGCAGGCCGGGGGCCAGATTGCTGTGGGACAGGTCGATGTCCACCTTATCGGCTTTGTTGCGCCCACGATTGAACAGCGCACCGGACCAGAACGGATAAGCACTGTGAGTCAGGCTGGATGGCGTGGAAAAATAGGTTTGTCGCCATTTTTTGTGAATAGCCATACCGGAAGCCACTTTGCGCAGCTCCTGGAATTTCGGTATCCAGAAATATTCATCCAGATACAGGTTGCCGTGATAACTCTGGGCAGTGCGGGCATTGGTGCCGAGGAAGTAAAGCGTGGCCCCGTTAGGAAGCACCATCGGATCGCCTTTCAACTCCACCTCCACTTCTTTGGCGAAGTCGATGATGTACTGCTTAAAGACGTGGGCCTGTGCCTTGCTGGCGGAAAGGAAAATCTGGTTACGTCCGGTAAGCAGGGCGTCAATCAGGGCTTCACGGGCAAAGTAAAAGGTCGCGCCGATCTGGCGTGACTTCAGCAGGTTGCGGATGCGGTTGGCTTTTCCGGCTTCCCACCAGTGGCGCTGGTAGTTGAACATGGAGGAATGGAAGATTTCTTCCAGCTTCTCAATCTGCTCATCGGTGAAAACATTCTTTTCCGGCTGACGGCGCGGGCCTTTGTTGCGGTTGGCGACGTTAGGGTTTAAGTCGGCTTCGTTGCCGCCATTGTTAAACTTGCCGATCCGCGCGTGGCGCTCCGACTGGCGCGCCAGCAGGTCAATCTCTTTGAAATCTTTCCCTTCTTTGTGCTCCTTCATAATGAGCTGGCAGTAGCGTGCGGCGGTGGTGAGCTGCATCTGATCCAGCGGCCCATAGTCACCCCACTTGTCGCGTTTTTTCCAGCTGTGAACGGTTGCAACTTTCTCGCCCAGCATTTCAGCAATGCGGGCTACGCGGTATCCCTGAAAGTACAGCAGCATGGCCTGCCGACGGGGATCGAGATCTGCGGGTGTCAGTGTGGTGTTCATGGCACAAACCTACAGCCTTGAATGAAGGCTTTCCCCGCCTGCGGTTTGTGTGGTTGTCGGTACAAATACCGCGCATTGTTTCACTGCCCCCATCACCGCAACCATAAGGCTCCAGTAAGTTTTTTCTAACGGAGCACGGCTCATGACAGTGAAAGCAAAGCGTTTTCGCATCGGGGTGGAAGGTGCCACTACCGACGGACGTGAAATCCAGCGTGAATGGCTGGAACAGATGGCAGCCAGCTACAACCCGGCGGTGTATACCGCGCTGATTAACCTTGAGCACATCAAGTCTTATCTTCCGGACAGCACCTTTAACCGCTACGGCAAGGTGACGGCGCTGTTTGCTGAAGAAATCACGGAAGGTCCGCTGGCAGGCAAGATGGCGCTGTATGCCGACGTTGAGCCAACGGAGTCCTTGGTGGAACTGGTGAAAAAAGGCCAGAAATTATTCACCTCTATGGAAGTCAGCCCGAAGTTCGCTGATACGGGCAAAGCCTACCTGGTTGGCCTGGCCGCCACTGATGATCCCGCCAGTCTGGGTACGGAAATGCTGACATTCAGCGCCAGTGCAGCCCATAACCCGCTGGCAAACCGCAAGCAGAATCCCGCCAATCTTTTTACCGCTGCAGAGGAAACGGTGATCGAACTGGAAGAAGTCCAGGACGAAAAACCATCCCTGTTTGCCCGTGTCACGGCGCTGTTCACCAAAAAAGAGCAGTCCGATGATGCCCGGTTCTCTGATGTGCATAAGGCCGTGGAGCTGGTTGCCACTGAGCAGCAAAACCTGAGTGCGCGCACCGAAAAATCCCTGTCTGAACAGGAAGAACGCCTGTCTGAGCTGGAGACAGCCCTGCAGGCACAGCTGAGGTGGACAAGCTGAGCCATGAAGACAGCCGCCAGGACTACCGCCAGCGTGCAACAGGCGGTATGGATGTAAACGCGATGATGACCGTGATCCCCCGCATCTCCAGTCCGGCACTGACTGCACAGGAAATTGCAGAGATGGACCCGGCAGATCTCACTGCCATGTCGGTTGAGGTTGTCACTTTTTTGTTGAAGAAGTCGGTGCTTGCCGGTTTTCCGACAGCCTGACGGTTGACGATCTGGTGGCAGATATCGCCACCATTTTTCACTGGCCGCCATCCGTTACTGACGTTATGCCGCTGACCGAAGTGCTGGAATGGCGGTATAAAGCGATTCAGAGAAGCGGGGCCAACGATGAGTGATAACAACCTGCGTCTGCAGGTCATTCTTAATGCGGTTGACAAGCTCACCCGCCCATTTCGATCTGCGCAGGCCAGTTCAAGAGAACTGGCTGCTGCTGTCAAAAAATCCCGCGATGCAATAAAGCAGCTTGATCAGGCCGGGAGCAGTCTGGACAGCTTCCGAAAGCTGCAGGCAGAAAATCAGAAATTAGGCGACAGGCTGAACTATGCCCGCCAGCGTGCAAATTTGCTCAGTCAGGAACTGGGAGCGATGGGGCCGCCTTCGCAACGTCAGGTTGTTGCTCTGGGCCGTCAACGGCTGGCTGTTCAGCGCCTGGAAGAACGCCAGAAAAAGCTGCAGCAGCAGACGGCGCTTGTGCGTGCTGAACTGTACCGGGCGGGAATTTCTGCGAAAGACGATGCGGGAGCAACTGCCCGTTTAGCCCGTGAAACATCACGTTATAACCAGGAACTTTCGAAACAGGAGGCGCGGCTGAAGCGACTGGGGGAAGCTCAGCGCAGGATGAATGCAGCGCGTGCCAGTTATGCCCGTTCGCTGGAGGTGCGTGATCGTATTGCAGGTGCCGGAGCCACCACCACGGCTGCAGGGCTGGCAATGGGCGCACCAGTGATGGTGGCAGTAAAAAGCTATACCAGCATGGAAGATGCCATGAAAGGTGTGGCAAAGCAGGTCAATGGCCTGCGTGACGATAATGGCAACCGCACTGCACGTTTTTATGAAATGCAGGATGCCATCAAGGCTGCCAGCGAACAGTTGCCGATGGAAAACGGTGCGGTGGATTTCGCTGCACTGGTTGAAGGTGGTGCGCGCATGAACGTCGCAAACCCTGACGACAGCTGGGAAGACCAGAAACGTGACCTGCTGGCCTTCGCCAGTACGGCAGCAAAGGCGGCCACAGCCTTTGAGCTGCCAGCGGATGAACTGTCAGAAAGTCTGGGGAAAATCGCCCAGCTCTACAAAATACCTACCCGCAATATTGAACAGCTCGGCGATGCGCTGAACTATCTGGATGATAACGCCATGTCGAAAGGGGCAGACATCATTGATGTGATGCAACGTCTGGGCGGTGTGGCTGACCGTCTGGATTATCGTAAAGCGGCGGCGCTGGGTTCCACCTTCCTGACACTGGGCGCTGCGCCAGAGGTTGCAGCCAGTGCAGCAAACGCGATGGTGCGTGAATTGTCCATTGCCACCATGCAAAGCAAGAGTTTCTTTGAAGGGATGAATCTGCTGAAACTCAATCCTGAAGTGATTGAAAAGCAGATGACGAAGGATGCGATGGGAACCATCCAGCGCGTGCTGGAGATACGACCATTTGCATTGATGTAAACAAAGTGAAGTTCTTCCATGTGAAACCTCTTTGCATGATTTCAAGATGGCGACAGGCAAGATGGACGCAAAAGTCTGTCGCCATTTTGCCGCCACTACCAAAGAAAAAGGGGCTACGCTTTCACGTAACCCCTTGATTTATTTGGTGGAGCTGGCGGGAGTTGAACCCGCGTCCGAAATTCCTACATCCTCGGTACTACATGCTTAGTCAGTCTTTACATTCGCTTGCCAGCTGCGGACGGACACGCCACTAACAAACTAGCCTGATTAAGTTTTAACGCTTCAACCCCAGGCAGGGCTTCCACGCGATCTCTTTTGGGTTTGACCTCTCTTGATCCCCGTCCTAAGAGCGGAGGCTAGGGAGAGAGGGCTCTAAGCAGGTTATTAAGCTGCTAAAGCGTAGTTTTCGTCGTTTGCGACTATTTTTTGCGGCTTTTTACGAGGCCAACCGCCCCTCGGCATGCACCTTGGGTTTCGCAAATCCCGTCGAATCCAGAATCAGCCCCAATGTGTAAAGGTAAGTATACCAGATTTATGAGCGCCATGACCAGCCTCAATGGCGTTATCGTTAAAGATTTAGCACCCATGTAGCCTGATTTTTATTCGATTAAGCAATGGGATGGCAACATTTGTGTCGGATGTGATAGCCAATAAGATGTTCATTCGCGCCGCCGGAGAGGGAGGCGCGGTGAGGAACTGGTCAATAATTGGAGTGCAGGTTTAACGGTGGGCGTTTTTCATGATACGTGCTTTATCCACCTGCCATTCGCGCTCTTTGATATCTGAACGTTTATCGTGCTGTTTCTTACCTTTGGCGACGCCGATTTTCACTTTGCACCAGGCATTTTTCCAGTACAGGGAGAGCGCCACTACGGTATAGCCTTCTCGATTGACGCGACCGTACAATGAGTCCAGTTCGCGCTGGTTGAGAAGTAACTTGCGGGTACGGGTAGGATCGCACACCACATGCGTGGAGGCCACGGCCATTGGCGTGATGTTAGCGCCAAACAGAAATGCCTCTCCGTCACGCAGAAGGACGTAGCTGTCGCTGATATTGGCTTTTCCTGCGCGCAGGGATTTAACTTCCCAGCCTTGCAGGGCAAGTCCCGCTTCGAACTCTTCTTCGATAAAGTATTCGTGACGGGCGCGCTTGTTAAGCGCGATGGTCGCTGAACCAGGTTTATGTGCTTTTTTCTTCGTCAT